TGTATTAACTACACGTAAAGTAGTATTTACGCAAGATACCATAGAAACGGATTCGAGTAAGGAGCCAGATTTTGATTATATGAATGTTTCTATGGATTAATTTGTTTTTTTTGTATATTTTTAGTATAGAAATGAGCTCTGCAAGAAAAGAAAGAGATGAGTTTGAAGCGGAAGAAGAAGCCTATCTTGAATCCTCGGAACATAGTGAGGAGGAAGAAGAAGAGGACGTGAGTGACGAAGAAAAATACCGTGCTAAACAGGCCGAATGCATCCGAAATGTAGCGAATTTTAGCAAAGTAAAAAGTTTTCATCTCATGGAAAAAGGGGATTTTAATCCCGAAATGCTAGAGCTCTATCTTTCCAAGGCGGCCCCAAAGTTAGAGGCTCTGTTCGAAAAGATTGAAAAGTTAGATGCAAAAGATATGAAAACCCATGGAACACATTTCAAACACATGATCTTTACGGATGTGAAGAGTAGTTCCTATGGAGCCAAGATTATCGCTTCTGCTTTTGTCGCAAAGGGATATCATCCTGCTCTACATGTGCAAGGCCCTGGTTTTAGTATTTACCATGATGAAAAACTCATGGAAACTAAAGGACAAAACTTTGGTGTCCTTATGAGTAAAACTTTCTTTAATCGTCCTATGAATACCAAATTCCGTAAGCATCAACTAGAATTATATAATCGTCGACCAGAAAATGTACAAGGAGATTTGATGCGATTTATCATTCTCGATCAAGGTTTCAAAGAGGGAATTGATTTGTTTGATATTAAATATGTGCATTTGTTTGAACCCTTGGTGGTACAAGCCGATGAAAAACAAGCCATTGGAAGAGGCACCCGTTTCTGTGGCCAACGTGGTTTACAATTCCACCCCCGTTATGGTTGGCCTTTGTATGTCTTCCGTTATGAAGTAGCGATTGGAGATACGTTACAAGACCGTTTCTATCACAGCAAACAGATGTTTGATTTATATCTTAAGTTTTCTAATTTAGATATGCGCAAAGTCGTCTTTGCTTCAGAATTAGAAAAAGCATCCATTCACTCTGCAGTGGATATGGATTTAACCAGACCTATTCATCAGTTCTCGATAGAGCTTCCTCCCCCTATTTTATCAGGTGGAAATGCAAGAATTTCGAAATCGGATTACCAAGTCACTCCTCCTAAGAAGATGCCTCTTGCCAATATGCATCGTTATATCGCTACAAGATTTGGACGTTTTGAATATCCGGAAGTAAAATTAGAAAACCATTGTGGTACCCTCGGGGGAGCAAATATTGTGAAGTTTACTCCTACTCAAGATTTTGTGCGTCATTACTTCCAATCTGACTCAGCCTATAAGGGAATGTTACTGTTTCACGGCGTAGGTACGGGAAAAACTTGTTGTGCGATTGCTACTGCTACCACAAGCTTTGATAAAGAGGGGTATACCATTTTATGGGTTACACGCCATACACTCAAGAGTGATATTTGGAAGAATATGTATGGTCAGGTTTGTAGCTTAACCATTCAAGAAAAGATGAAGGATGGCTCTATTAAAAATCCTACCAAGAAACATGTCTCAAAGAACTGGATGGACCCCATTTCTTATAAACAATTCAGTAACATGTTACTCAAGAAGAATAAAATATATGATGAGATAGTGCGTCGTAATGGAGAGGAAGATCCCTTGCACAAGACACTGATTATTATTGACGAAGCCCATAAGGTATATTCCCCTACGGTAGCTGCCAGTGAAAAACCCAATACAGATATTCTAGAAAAGATGATTCAAAACTCGTATGAAAAATCTGGAAAAGACAGTGTCCGATTGCTCTTGATGACAGCTACTCCTTATACAGAAGATGGTATGGAAATGATCCAATTATTAAATCTGCTTCGTGAATCAAAGGAACAGTTACCAGTGGAGTTTGAAGAATTTAGTAAGGAATATTTGGATGAATATGGATACTTCCATAAGGCAGGATTACATAAGTTCCAAGATGAAATCAGTGGCTATATTAGTTATTTAAATCGTTCTCAGGATGCTCGTAACTTTGCCCATCCTGTTCTTGAAAATGTAGCAGTGCCTCTTACACAACATATAGAAGTAAAGAAAGAAGATAAGAAGTCAGTCGATGCGATGGCAGAACAACTCAAAGAATTACGTGAAAAGATCAAAGAAACAAAAGCAATGAAACGAGATGCAGCCCGAGCTGGAAAACAGAAAGCCAAAGAAAACAAAGGAGCTCTGAAAGAAGCAATGGCGGAGTGCAAAGAAAAAGCAAAAGAAGATGCAGAAAAAGCTCTTGAAAAAGAGAAATCAAAGAAAGAATCTGGAATGGAAAAATGCAAAGAGAAACCGGTGAAAGAAAGAAAAGAATGTAAAGAAAAGGTGACGGATACGTACCGTACCAATGTAGAAGATGTTAAAACCAAAAAACAACAAAAACTAGAAGATTGCAAACATGTAAAACTACCAGGTGAATCAAATCGTATGTCTAAGGAAGAGATGAAAGAAGAGAATCTCGATAAGAAATTACAAGAATATATGGAGAAAAAGCAGGAAATCCAAGAAAAGATACAAGAGAAAAAGGAGTATAAAAAGAAACTTACGGATGATGCCAAACAAATTACCCAAGAAAGAAAATCATTCAAGCCTACCGTGGACAAATTAAAGAAAGAGATTGAACAAGAACGTAAGAAAATTCGCAAGATCGAGGATAAAGAAGAAAAGAAGAAGGCGCAAAAGAAATTACGGGAAGGTGCCGTTCATAAAATGAAAGAATTAAAGAAAGACATGTTAGGTTTACGTAACGATGCTGTAGAACTTCGCCTCAAAAAGAAACTGGCTCTTCTTAAAGAAGGAAAAGGCTCCTTAGGAGATATTTCCCAGGCATCGGCTCTTGAAAAAAGATGTAAGATTTAAACATAAACGGATAGACTAGTATATGTTTTCCTATGCTTTTGTAGTGATATTGGGTATTGCTGTAATACTAGTAATTGGGTGTTATTTCTTAGAATATAGACGAAGAAAGAAGCAAAGAGAACCGTTAATAAATAATTTCTAAACCTTTGGTGCAACCAAAGTTATTGTGAATAATGTCCTTTTTTCCTTTGGGTAAATAATGGTCAAAGTATTTGAGAAGATGTTTCTCACAACAAGATAATTCATCATAGGGTTCCGAATAAATCCAATCCAGATGATGGTAATAGTCACAATAAATTTTCATGAAATCTGAATTCCCATAGGCACAAAAATCAAAATGACTTTTGCCTTCATCTTTCATATAGAGATTTAATTTACTTGCATCCATAGTATCAAAATAGATAGGATTTTCTATCAGGATATCTGTACGTATCCGAAATACTCCATCATACCGGAAGTTATGTTCTTTTTCGTATTCTTGTAAGAGTTGTCCCACAGCCCATACACCATAAAACTGACTTTGTACAGAAATATTCCAACGTTTCATAGATTGATCAAATACCTCTTGTCCTAATACGTCTAGTGCAGGAAGATCCATTGTTCCAGGTCCAAAGCGTGTATCTGAAAATGGAATTTGATTACAAACGGCAAGTTTTGTAAAGGGAAGAATCGATGCAATTGCATGTACATTATTTCTCCATTGTGTGACGACGGTAATATCACGTTGGATTACATCTTTATTTGGAATATCGGGCCATATATTCTTTTTGACGGTATCTTCATCTTGATAAATCCAGAAAAATCCAAATACATCACAGTTATTTGGTAAGACAATATTTTGTAGAAGAAGTTCTACAACTCCTTGTCGATATCTTGGTTGCCCAGATAAAATCAATGCATATCTTCCCATAATTGTTTGTAGTTATCAAAGAGTCTTTAACTAAAAATTATCACAGACTCTCTTGGAATCTGTATAAATCGGTTCTTCATCATCGTCCATAGACATGTTCGGTTCATCCTTGCATTCAAACATCTCTCCTTTGCACACATATTGACGAAAGTATTCTACTTGTTCATAAAGAACACTTCCATCAATGACATGAATGGTGCCCGATTGTTCACAGTATCCTTTTTTCAGATCTTTGATATTATTTCCATATAAAGTAGGAGGAAGATAGAAACGACATTTTACACAAATAGGATGATTTGGTGCTTGATGAATGGGCACCCGCAAAGGATCTTTATATAAATGACTCGCATAAATTTTCATCGTTTTTATATAAAAAATAACTTCCTCTTTATATCATATACAATGTTGAGTCGGTTAGTACAATGTGATAATGTATCTATCCATAATTTATCTTTACATACGAACAATCGTTTATTAATGCCTGATTTTAATCGAATTAAGTATCCTTATCGACATAGTATGCGTATAGTATATAAAGGAAATGAAACCATAGAGATCTTACCACATTTAGGAAATTACCCAGAATTTAAGCCTTTAAAAGAAACGGGTGGATTGGAAATGGTTACAAAATCTGTACTCTATTTTATTGAAAGAGGAAAGGTCCCGATTCATGGAGAAGTACGGATTGATGCCCAAAGGTATTACTCAGATTCTCATATTGGAATAGATTGGTATTTTGAAAGTTTTTCAAAAAAAGGAATTCTTTGTGTAGCCCAAGAAGAAGTAGAGATAATTACGATGGAAACGAGAAAAAGAAGGGACAACTGCATTCAAGCATGGAGAATCTACCCGAATGAAATGTTGATTATGTCTGATGGGGAAAATACAATGCAACGATTTAAACATTTTTCCATTGAACCCAATGGCCATTTAGATCTTCTAACATTTGTGTATTAAGATGTGTAGGAGAATAATACCATTCAATGATTCGAAGGATGATCAGAGAACAAAAGATTCCGATTCCAAAGCAAAGAACATATAGTTCCATCTTTTAGATTTCTAAAAGGATTTAAACAGAAAGGATCAAATTTTATTGTAGCTGTCTTAGCTCAGTTGGTAGAGCGCTTGCCTTGTAAGCAAGAGGTCATGAGTTCGATCCTCATAGATAGCATTTCTTTTTCCTTGATTTAAAAAACATAATACATACCAAGGTATGTCATTTCGTGTAATTACATCGTGTTATACAGACTCAAATCTATTAGAAACATGGATTCCTGAATTAGAAAGAAAGCAGATTCTCTATACCGTGTATCAAAAAGATACTACATTACAAAAAGGTGAGGAAAAGAAAGAAGGAAATATGATTTATATTCCAAACTATGGGCGTTGTGATTATGCTTTCTTATACCATATTGTAAAAAATTATGATCAATTAGAAGATATTACGCTCTTTGTGAAGAATAATTGGAAAAGCCAACATATTGATGTTTGGAATCATGTACATGTATGTAAGAATGTTGATTTTATGGAGAGTGGAAAACAACGAAGATTCCAATATTGGAGTGATCGATGGACTCCTTTTCCAAGACACGAAGAATTACATAAAACAACCCACGATTATGCACAAACTGCATATGACTGGTATCAAGCTATTTTTCCAGACATAGACCCTCCTGTGGTAGTTCCAGGTTGGGGAATGGGACCTTGTTTTAGTGTATCAAAGAGACTTATTCATCGTCATCCAAAAAAGGTCTATGAATATTTACTAGAAAGATTCTATCCAGAGTCAAAATCTTGGGATATAGAAAAAGCAAAGGTGAGATATCCTACCCTCGAAGAACAATTGGAAGATATTGGAAAACATTACCATGACTGTTTCCAAAGATTTTGGTATATCTTGTTTACACATCATCTTCCCTTTGGTAATAATTATAAAATTTCCGATCATAGCTGGAACAATGTTGATTAAGGGAGGGGATACATATTTTTAATAAAACTTTGTAGCTGTTCAAAATTTTTAGGGGAAGTCGTCCGGAATACACGATATCCGTCTTGATATACATCAAAGGTAGGAATTGCATTTAGCTGGAGCGTTTCTTTAATAAATGTTTTATCGGAACTATCGATTTCATAGACCCCAAAGGTAATGTCTGTGCGTTGTTGACTAAGTTCTTCAAACATGGGATATGCTTTTTTACAAGGAGCACAGTGTTTAGAACGAAAGTTAATCACAATGATTTTATGTTGAATCATATATTCATAGGAAGTAGGGGTAATTTGGAGAATTCGGTTCATCATTGTAGTAATAACGATCGAATAGTTTAAATAAAAATTGAGGCATGTTCGTTCTTTGAACATATAGAAAAAGAAAATGCCCTATTTCCAACCCTTTCGTTCTCAGCTTCCAAAGCAAGTCTTTGCAGTCCACGCAAAGACAAACACTCCTCTGTCTCATGTATTAACTATTTATGAAGTATGTGCTAAAATTGAAAATTACGAAGAACGTTATATGATCTATTCAGAGAATGGGATTGATGGAAAAGCAGTGGAAGAATATCTAGATAAAGTCATGTCCCTGAATCATCTGTATTATCATGTAGAAGTGAAAAAGTAAGAAACGGTTACAACATATGTACTATTCTTTTGTTTATTTTACGAAAAATTGAGATTCCTTTTTCGATTTGGTTCTAGAATTCTCTGTGCTCCTGTGTCTAAATCTGCGTCATATTCAACATGTCTATCTCGCTCGATAGTGCTGTTGCCTGGGTCATTGATAAGAGCATCAACCCGGATACAAAGAAGAAGATTACCGTGAATGGTCCGAAGTATAAGGAATTCCTTCAGGCGGCTAAGGATTACGGGATTCTTCTCTCTGTAAAGGTCTTTAAGAAGACCTTTTCCAAGCGAAAGGACGGGCAGCTGGATGAAGTAAGCAAGTTGATGATGAAGAATCGCCTATATATAATGGAGGATGGTCTTGAGTATACTCCCCATATGATGTGGTGGTCTGGACAAAAGTATTTGCAGAAGGAGAATGGGTGTGACAAGATGGTAGAGGGATTTCTGATTGGATTTCAGCTAGATCCTATTACTGGAAAGATTACGGTGGTATATGAGGATAAGGCTTGTGAGCTTCGTCGAGACCAGTGGCCTCGGCGTCTTCGTGAGAATCTTGGCCCGGACGGGTGCCCCAATGTGAAGGCGGCGGAGACAGAGAATTATTGGAAACCAATTGCAACCCAGTTGGCGCAACTCCTTGAGCAGGTTCATGTAAAGGACAGCTAAAAGCATATATAGTCTATAAAATCAAAAAAAGAAATACAATCTTTTATTTTTATTATTTTATGTTTTAGAAATTTACTTAGTTTGAGTAAGCTAATCCTCCCATACCAGACATGATGCGGAGTACGTTGTAGTTCACGGCGTAGATGCGCATCTTGGTAGCACTGGCAGCGGCAGTCACATTGAGGACAGCGGAATCAATGCGGGACATGTTTAATGTACCTGAAGGTTGGTGTTCTTCGGGCTTGAGGGCGAAGGAGTACACATTGATACCCTTGTTGGAGGGGATGTTTTCGTGGTGTTGGTAGGGTTGAACTAAGTTGAAGTACTTACCGGCACGTTCTGTGAAACGATCATGTCCATTGAGTTGGAGTTTAGCAGAGGTGGTTAAGTTAACACCATCGCGAGCAAAGTCACCATCACTACCATCGTCAGTATAGACACCGAATTTACCAGCGGATTCTTGCATTACCCAGACGAGTTCCTTGCAAGGGTGGTTGAAGTTTAGTTTTACCTTGTTGTTACCGGTGGAAACAGTTTCTTCTCCCGTGAACTGTAGTTGTTCAATGAGGTATTCATGACTTAATTGAGCAAAACGGCGGCGTTCGTCTGTGTCAAGGAAGATGTAGTCTACCCAGAGAGAGCAGGTACCCATAGAACCGGCAGTGATGGCAGCATTGGCGGCAGTCTCGAATTCAAGGTTGACCTTGACTTCGTGGTACTGAAGGGCAATAAGGGGTAGAGCAAGGCCGGGGTTGCGGCAGAACCAGAACTCTAGAGGAATGTATAGAGTGGTGGATGTGGTGGTAACGGCATCAGCTCCAACCATAGTCTTGAAACCAGCTAACTTACCATAGGGGAGGGTTAGTTCGTTCCAGATGTACATCCAGTCACCGTATTGCTTGTCAATACGTTGGCCACCAATTTCAAGTTCCACACTCTTGACAAGGGCTAGACCGGCGTAGGAATTGGCGGCCCAGGTGGCACCGTTGATATCTACCTGTAGGTAAACACGGTGGATAAGGTCACCATTACGGCTGATCTGGCAAGTGACACGACGGCCGAAATCGGCGGCGCCATTGAATGTTTGTTCAATGGATTCCATCGAGAAGTTGGTGTGTCTGCGATAGACCACCTTGAAGAAGGTAATCTGGGGATTACCTGTTAAATAGACATCTTGAGCACCGTAGGCAACGAGTTGTAAGAGACCACCTCCCATATTGTTTGGATATATATATCGGAGAAAAAAATTTATTTAAAAAAGTAGAACGTAGATATATAATTTTTGTTTTAAGAAATTAACTTAATTTGAATAAGCTAATCCTCCCATACCAGACATGATGCGGAGTACGTTGTAGTTCACAGCGTAGATGCGTAGTTTGCCGTTTTGGGGTCCTAGGTTGGTGTGGCCTAGTTGTAGAGTAGCAGAGTCGATACGAGAGAAGTTCAGGGTACCGGATGGCTGGTGTTCTTCAGGCTTGAGAGCAAAAGAGTACACGTTGATACCACGGCTGCGAGGAACGTTCTCGTGGTGTTGATAGGGTTGTACTAAGTTGAAGTATCTACCATCGCGTTCTGTAAAACGATCGTGACCGTTGAGCTGTAGTTTGGCAGAGGTGATTAGGTTATTGGTGGTGGGCTTAGCAGCTAAGTTATCATCATCTTCATTGCCATCGGTGGAACCATCTGTGAAGTTGAACCAACGGTTGTTGGTTTCGTTTAGGTCACTGACCATCACCCAAACGAGTTCCTTGACAGGGTGGTTGAAGTTGAGCTTGACTTTGGTGCTGGTACCACTGGCAATTTCATCACCGGTGAACTGTAGCTGTTCGATGAGGTACTCGTGGCTGAGTTGAGCGAAGCGGCGGCGTTCATCAGTATCTAGGAACACGTAGTCCACCCAGAGAGAGGTGCTTCCGAGTTGGTAAGAGTTGGTGAAGGGGGAGTTGTAGTTCACATCGCATAGATCCGCGAGATTGCGGAATTCAAGGTTGACCTTGACTTCGTGGTATTGCAGGGCAATAAGGGGTAGAGCAAGACCGGGATTACGGCAGAACCAGAATTCAAGGGGAACATAAAGTCTGGTTTCGGCAGAGTTGGAATCCCAATAGTGACCAACCATATCTTGGTAACCGTATTTCTTGCCAAGGGGAAGAGATAGTTCATTCCAGATATACATCCAGTCGCCATATTGCTTGTCAATGCGTTGGCCCCCGATTTCGATTTCCACGTTCTTGATGAGAGCTAGACCCACATCCTTGCACCAGCAGTCACCGTCGGTTAATTCGGGGACGGTTACTTGTAGGTACATACGGTGGATTAAATCACCGTTACGGCTGATCTGGCAGGTCACGCGGCGCCCGAAATCAGCGTTTCCGTTGAATGTTTGTTCAATGGATTCCATCGAGAAGTTGGTGTGTCTGCGGTAAACCACCTTGAAGAAGGTAATCTGGGGATTACCAGTTAAATAGACATCTTGAGCACCGTAAGCAACGAGTTGTAAGAGACCACCACCCATATTGTTTGGATATATACATAGGAGAAAAAAATTTTATAGTTATATTAACGGATATAATGGTATTAGGTGTCCAATAAAGTTATAGCCATTATAGATAATCGTAGTGATTGCAATAAATAACATCAGTGCTTGTGATAGTGGATGAGCCTTTTCATTCCTTTTTTTGCTATAATTGTATCGTAATATGTACCAGATGGAGAAAGGACCGTAAATAAAAATATCGATGAGTCTTACGAATTGTGATTTTTCTAAAAGATTCATCTTTCTATATTCTACTTAGAAAACATAAAATCCAAAGTATTTAACTATCGTTTATATTTTTTCTTATGTACACTAATATGTTTTTCTACAGAAAATTTTGTAAAAGTTTTATGAAAATTAGCAATTTTATTACATTATTGAATAAAATCTATATCATCTAATTCTCCTTTCATAAAATTACATTCACCACAACAAGCTACGCAATTTTCAGTAGTATATCCGATTTTATTATTTTTGCGATCAATACCATTTTTATGAGTACTTGAATTTTCTTTTCCACAATATTCACATATTTTATTATTCAATTCTTCAAAGTCTTTCGTTGTTAGTAAAAACTCTAATGATTTCTTCTCAGCTCTTCTTTTATAAGAAATATATGAACTACATTTTGTATCAACCCATATATCAGGATGTAGTATTCTTTTAGTTATTGAATATTCTGTAATGTGTTTACATCTATCAATAAATGTATTTATATCTAAACATATTTTCATAAAATTACATACTTTACAAGAACTCAGAACATTCGTTTGTTCATACCCTTTATTACTGTCAATACGATCTATTCCATTTACACATAAGGGATTGTTTGAATCACAGTAATAGCAATTCGATTCCATAATCTCTCTTGCTTTCTCAGTTGTAATATTCCAAGGATATCCTTTAGAAGTTGCTTGACCACGAATGCCTTTGAGCTTATAATTTATATTTGATTGACGCCAAAGTGTAAGATGCTCTGTATTTTTATTTCTCCATTGTTTCATAATATCTGCATTATGTGCCAAATATTCTTCTTCGTTTTCTTGACGTTTCTTTTCACGATGAGCTACATAATATTTCTTTTCTTTTTGTCGAAGATTCCTCTTTTCTTTTACTTCTGGTCTTTGTTTTTGTTTAGCATCTTTTTCACGGCATTTTACACATCGTTTTACCAAGTTATTATTTTTACCAATAAAATTTTCAAACTCTCTCCAACATTTGCAATTAGAACATTGTAGTTTTTTATCCTCCATAATAGTAAAAAATTTATATAGAAATCATTTTTTTATAAAAAGAATAGTCATTTTTAGAATCATTAACCCGATCAGTTGGAATAAGCCAATCCTCCCATACCAGACATGATGCGGAGTACGTTGTAGTTTACAGCGTAGATACGGGCCTTGGCAGTTCCGCTGACCTGGAGTCCTAGGTTGAGGACGGCAGAGTCGATACGGGACATGTTGAGGGTACCTGAGGGCTGGTGCTCTTCGGGCTTGAGGGCGAAAGAGTAGACGTTGATACCCGTGGAGGCAGGTACGTTCTCGTGGTGCTGGAAGGGTTGGACTAGGTTGAAGTAGTCACCAGCACGTTCCGCAAAGCGGTCGTGGCCGTTTAGCTGTAGCTTGGCGGAGGTGACTAGGTTAGCACCCATGGAAGCATCCCCGTTGTCGGTGTAGTTGAACCAGTTGTTGGAGCTGGAGGTAACGTTGTCGTCGTTCTGAACAACCCAGACAAGTTCCTTGACGGGGTGGTTGAAGTTGAGCTTGATCTTAGCAGTGGTAGCATCTGTGGCAATGGATTCATCACCAGTGAACTGTAGCTGTTCAATGAGGTATTCGTGGCTTAGCTGGGCAAAGCGGCGACGTTCATCAGTATCTAAGAAGATGTAGTCCACCCAGAGAGAGGTGGTTCCTAGGCTCTTGCTAGTGATGGCGCCAGAACTAGCACGGCTTAGTTCAGCAAGGGAACGGAATTCAAGGTTGACCTTGACTTCGTGGTATTGCAGAGCGATGAGGGGGAGGGCAAGACCGGGGTTGCGGCAGAACCAGAACTCTAGGGGGATATAGAGAGTGGTAGCATCGGAAGAAGCGGGTAGGTCGTGACCTGTCATCTTTTGGTAACCATCACGTTTACCGTAGGGGAGAGATAGTTCGTTCCAGATGTACATCCAGTCACCGTATTGCTTATCAATACGTTGGCCACCGATTTCGATTTCGACGTTCTTGATGAGGGCTAGACCCACATCTTGGGTCCATTGAGTACCAGAGAGAGCGGGTACATCGGTCTGTAGGTAGACACGGTGGATAAGATCTCCATTACGGCTGATCTGGCAGGTCACACGACGGCCGAAGTCAGCAGCGCCATTGAATGTTTGTTCAATGGACTCCATGGAGAAGTTGGTGTGTCTGCGGTAGACCACCTTGAAGAAGGTAATCTGGGGATTACCTGTTAAGTAAACATCTTGAGCGCCATAAGCAACGAGTTGTAAGAGACCACCACCCATATTCTTTGGATACTTATATCGGAGAAAAAAATTTTTGAAAAATTTCTGATTTAAACAAACCTACGCACAAAAATATAATGTTTAAGGAAAAGTCATCCAAAAAGCGATTAAATTTACCGGAAGGTTCGAAAGAAATTACTACCTTAGATGCCCGGCATCAACAAATGATTCTTCAGTTACAACATGGGATACAAGAGAAATCGAAGCTATTAGAATCCCAAAAAATGTATCAAGATCATCTAGATTATTGGAAATCTCAAATACGAGATTTATATCAAAAAGAGCATACGGACACGTTGGAATATGAAATTGCATGGACCAGTAATCTCTACTTTTCCAATTGTATTCGATTGTTACAGGAACAAACCAAAAAAATCATGGATGAACGAAGAGAAATAGAATATTATGAAAATACTGCCAACATATTGTTTGAATATTATGATCTATTAGATAACCAGGAAGCATTAGTATCTACACAAACCAACAATATAGAAAGTATCTATATACCTCCCCATAAAACAAAAGGAAGAAAGAAATATGTACCACCCAATCAAAAAAATATTTTAGAAGCATTTATGCTTGTCAAACCAGTACAAGAAGAACCAAATACAGTATACGAAGAAAACGAAGAAAGGGAAGGAGAATTAGAAAATCCCATGGAACAAAAATCTTTCCGGGATAAAGCTACTTTGGTGGACGATTATATGTTACTGGTAGACTCCAATCATATTAAAACAGTAAATCATCAAATGCTTGGAGATTGTCAGAAATGCAATGTACCTTTGGTATGTCTATTACAAGAGGGGATTATGATATGTCCTACTTGTGGGTATCAGGAACTGTTGTTGGTAGAACAGAATCGACCTATTTATCGTCAATCCAATAAAGAAGCATCGCATCAGAGTTATAAGAGAATCAATCACTTTAACGAATGGATTAGTCAAATCCAAGGAAAAGAGAGCACCGATATTCCGGAAGAAATTTTTGAAAAAATTGTCCAGGAAATCAAAAAAGAAAAGATTCGTGATACTGCAAAATTATCGTATCATAAACTCCGAGAAATCTTGAAGAAATTAAAAGCAAATAAGTACTATGAACATATCTATTACATTATTTATCGATTGAATGGAATTTCTCCTCCCAATTTCTCCCCAGATATGGAGGAAAAATTACGAAATATGTTTAAAGAAATTCAAGGACCTTTCCTAAAACACTGTCCTCCCAAGCGAAAAAACTTTTTAAGCTATTCTTATGTCTTATTCAAGTTTTGTCAATTGTTAGAAAAAGATGAATATCTAAAGCATTTTAGTCTTTTAAAAAGTAGAGAAAAGCTACATATTCAAGATCAAATCTGGAAAAACATTTGTGAAGAGATTCGGTGGGAATTTATTCAATCCATTTAGTAAGATATGTCCTTACATATATGTGTGATTGATATGGGAAACTATTTCACTACAAATTTCAGAGAACTTCTCTCTATGATAGATTCAAGAGTCTCTGTCACTCTTTTGGATCACCGGGAAAAGCATCTTTTGGAAACTGTGAAAAAATTACAGGCAGATGGGATTCTATTCACAGGCTCTTCTCGAAGAATAAGCCGTGTAACAGAATACATCTTGCCAACAGATATCATGGAACTAGGTATACCTATATTAGGTATATGCTATGGATTCCAATGGATGGTTTGGAAGCAACATGGAAAAAATGGTACCTTTCAAGATAAGAAGTTGCATGAATATCATAGAGTCTTGGAAATTACAGGACCATTTTCTCTTTCCAAACGAAAATATGCTTTTTCACATCATGACTATATCAACGAACTTCCTAATTCATGGACAAAGTCTATTTCATGGGAAGACCAGATATGGATGGCATATGAAAAAGAAACAGGGCATATAGGGATTCAATTTCATCCAGAATTACATTTTGCTTCTACCAAAGCATTTTTTACAGCATGGTTTCAGTGGTTAAAGAAATATCAAAAAGAAAGGTAATCAATTACTTTATGCGGGGAAACCAACAAGGTTTAGCCCAAGGCCTAGACCAGCTCCTTGACGGGCGTAGGTGCTAATGGAAGGGGCAACAAGATCTAGGATAGAGAACATGGCGGCAGCAGTAAAACCGAGGAGAACGATCTTATCAAGAGATAGGGGCTTCTCGGGTAAAATACTGGCAACGAGACCAACTACGAGACCTTCAATAAGGTATTTCACAATACGGGTAAACATTTCTAGGGTGTCAAAGGTATATTCCATCTTTATAACTTATATTTAGAAAAAATTTATAAATTTACTT